TATCTAAGTTTTTCAATACTTCTTGCTCTGCTGTTTTCTTCATATTTGCTAATTGATACTCCATATAAGCTGTTTTTAATGGTGTTCCATCTTCAACTTTTTGCCACACTTCGGTTGGTATGCTGTCTGGCTCAAATTTACTATCGAATATACCATCTTTAACTTTTCCAGAGTGCCAATTAAGAAAATCTTCCATTTCTTGTTCCTCTTGTTCCTTTTGTTCCTTAGCAGACAATTTCTCCTCAAGATTGTTTATCCTGTAATCCATTTCTGCTCTTTGTTTAGCTGATGCTTCGTCCATGCCATTTTTAACATAGTTCTTTTGACGATTATTAATGTCAATAGCTTTTAAGAATTCTTGTTCATCTTTAAAACCAGTCTGTTCCATATAATTTTTAGCCCAATTGTATAAAGGGTTATCTGGTTTAATAACATTTTCCATTTGTTCTTTTAAGCTATTACGTTCTTCATATATTTTATCGTAATTCATACCTTTTTGTGCAAGTGTACGGACTTCGTCTTTATCTGTCCAAACACCTTCTTCGTCATTGTATTTATAGTCTAATTCAAAGTCTGATTCTGTTATTTCATCATCTGTGTCGACTTCAGAATCATCAACAACATCATCAATCGGTTCATCAATACTTTCGTCAATAACATCTTCGCTAAACAACTGTAAATCGAATTTTGGTTTAAATTCTTTCATTTTTTCCTCCTTGTGGTATGGTCTCCACTCATTTAATAAAATTTATACTTAACAGAAACTAAACGTTTCTAGGTAAGCCGTTTTGCTGTGGAGTAACTGCATTTTGTCTTACACCAGCAGTATCCATTTGTCTTTGTTGGTTAGCCCGTTGCTGTCCAGCCATCTGTGGGTTGGATGCTGTTTCAGATACGTTATAACCTTGTTGTGGTACATTAGGTTGTTGCTGTAAGGCAACTTCCATAATTGCTTGTTCTCTTTCTTCTTTAGGGATATTCATAAGCCTAGCCCTAGTTGCGTCATCTAATGTATGTAAGCATCTAGCCTTCATTTCAAACTTGAATTCTCTATAAAGTCCTCCACTACCACCTAATTCTTCAATGAGTTTGTCTTTTTCTGGTATGTTATCTCCCGGGTATCGTTCTAGGTATTGAACAATATTAATGTGTCCACCAGCAAGTAACATATCAAGTGTTTCTTTAGAAGCCAACTCACTATATTGAGTATTTGCCCCTATGTCTATCTTAGTTTTCATATATATGTTTTTGAAATCAGTACCTTTAAATAATATTTCTAATCTTTCGTCCTGTTCTTCAATTAATACTTTTCTCACAATATTATACTTATTCTTATAGAAGTCTAACCAAATGTCAGCAACATCTCTTAAATATTTGTAAAATCGTCTTTTAATGCTCTCTAAAGGCACGTTTGATGCTTGTTGCTGGGCTAATAAGGCTGACGTGTTTTCTGGTCTTGAAACACCTAATATGTTCTCATTTACACCTTTAAATTCTCTGGTATAGTTAATAACATTATCAACAGCTTTATCAATATCTATTGTCATTTGTTTAGGTTGTACAAATTGCATTGTATTAGTTATATCGCCATTTACACCATGCATACCACCTATTTGATTAGTAACACCTTGTATTTTAGTTCTATCATATAATAACTTAGGTGCTGACATTAATATGGTATGTAGTTGTCTTAAAGCTTCTGCTTTATTAACATATTGTTGATTCTTTATAATATGTTCAATTTCACTATTACCATATATAAATTTCTTTCGTGGTTTCCATGTCATAATTGCTAATGGATATAATTCTAACTCTGTATTAGTTTCCTCTTGTAATATCAAGTCTTTTGTAGACTTAGTAAAATGCACTTTTCCATCTTTCTTTTCCATTCTTAATAGTACAGTAACAAGGTTGCTTTGTTTAGAACGGTTTTGATTAGAAGTAGATTCTTTATCAAATCTTGTAGATGAATTATCATTATCACCTTGTATAGATTCAATTTCAATTTCGTCTAATCCAAAATTCTTAGCCATTTCTTTTACCTTTTTAACAGTTTTTCTATATGATATAATAATCCAATCTTGGTCTTGAATGTTTTCAAGATTAGGGTTAGCAACATCTATATCAATAGTATCTACTGTTTCACCAACAAAATCACCTTTAACTACGAAATCATTACCAGTTGTAATATCATTATCCCAATACCAGAAAGTTGCACCAGTACCAGCTATTGCGCTATCAAGTAATACTTTCTCATTTAAATCTTTCATATCTGTTCTTGTCCAGTTAATATTATCCATCTTTGTGAATGACTTAGTTGCTTTAATAACTTGTTCATTTTCTGTAGATAATTCATCTGGTAGTCTATGAATCATTATTTCTTCTGCCATAGTTGTTGATACTTTTAAATCTACTATCTGTGATAAAAAGTCCATTGTCGGTTGTGGTAAATTATTAGCTTTAACATCACTCCACTGGTCGCCAGAGTAATATCTTTCATTCTTTGTTACTTTGTCATAAAAGTTTTCACTATTCTTGTAGTTGACAGCTTTTTCATGTTGTTTCCATATTTGATTATAATCCATTAATAATCACCAAATCCCGTCAAACTATCAATCGCTTCATTATACTTCTTAGCCATTTCTTTAAATTGCTCTCTCATTTCTTCTTGTTCCTTTTTTTCTTCTTCGGTCAACTTAGGTTTGAAAACAATCATGCCTTTACCTATTATATAACCACCTAAAAAGGAAAGAATAAACGTAGCCACTATTAAAAACACTAGTATATATGTCACTCTATCACCCCTTTCTACCTACCATAATTCATAAATGAATCATCTATATCATAACTAAAATAAACATCATCTTTATCAGCATCTGGTTTTCTTGTAAAAAAATCATCATACTTTGGACTAACACCAATATTATTTGCATAAGCATACATTAATCTATTAACAGCTTGTGTAAACGCATCTACTTGGTCTTTATATCTACCATTTGGGAATGTAGAAGTTTCTCTTATAAAACTATGTACCCATTCTTCATTTTCTGGTAGGTAAATATTACCAGCTTCTTGGAAAGGTTGAATTGCATAAGCTCTAGCTACCTTGCCACCAGTAGACACATCAGCTTTTACTGGTATAAATCCACCTAATTCTTTATTTAAAACTTCTATAATAGCACTACCATTCGCTTTATCCTCTATATATCTAGCCCCTATATTAGGGTATTTATTAATCATTTGTTTGATTGCTCTTTTAGTTTCGGTAAATCCCATAGTATCTGTGTCACAATCTACAAAGTATACATTAGCACCTTTTTTACCCCAAACTTGTATAGATACCTTATCAGAATGTTCTTCACCTTTAAATGAAGCATCTACCGATAAAATCAATACTGGTAGGGTTTCAACAAAGTTGTATCTCTTTTTATAGTATCTCCAATGTTTTCTTTTAAATATATTACCCTCCATTGCAGAAGGACTACCCATATAAAGTGCATGCCAACTTCTTTTACCACCTTCGTACGGGTCCGTTATATATGATTTTTTAAACTTTTTTAGCCATTTTTTATCTTTCCCTATTTCTGGGAATAAAGCATCACCTTTTTTTCTACCTAAAACATCATTTTCTTGTGCTTCAATTGGTAAATTAATACTGACACTAGCAATGCCGTCAAAATTCTCAATTCTACCGTATAAATCATCTTCATGCCACCTCGTCATAATTAATATCACTTTAGCAGTAGCACTTAAACGGGAACGTATAGAGTTTTGGAACTCTTTCCATACATTACCTCTCGTTGTTTCACTATCAGCTTCTTGTCTGTTTTTTAACGGGTCATCTATTATAACTAAATTACCTGGATTACCCGTAATACCAGATAACATACCAGTTGCTTTGATTGATGAGTGATTACTAAGTATTAAATGTTCATCATTAGTCTTAGTCATCTCTACACCATACAACTGTCTACCATGTTCTTCTATTATTGTTCTATTTTGTCTATTAAATGTTCTTGATAAGTCCATAGAATAAGCTACAAGTAATACATTAAAATATTCTCTTTGCATTGCTATATAAGCTGGTACAACTTCTGTTAATGACATGCTCTTGCCGTGCTGAGGTGGTAAACTTAGACATAATACGTCTGCTTCCTCACCTTTTTCATTATATAATTCGCCATCAATTAGTTGTTCAACCTTTTCTTGTAGGAAAACAAGATGTTTCGCT